AGTTGGTGAGCTGGGGTACATTGCCAACCATCTTGGCATAACCACCTTGTTTGCCGGCTTCTTGTGTGAGCTCATTCCAAATGTGGAGCCAGACACCATAGTGCTTGTCAATGCGTTGACCACCGATTTCAAGTTCAACGGACTTGATGAGATTGTGTCCAACCCAGTTGAGCCAGCGGAACTGGGCACCAGAGCCATCAGCACTCTGGAGAGTTACCTTAGGGAGTGTGGCCTGGAGGTAAATGCGGTGAATTAAGTCACCATTACGTTGAATGGTGCAAGTCACACGCTTGCCAAAGCCAGGAGAGCCATTGAAAGGATTTTCAATGGACTCCATAGCGAAGTTGGTGTGACGGCGATACACCTGCTTGAAGAAGGTGATCTGGGGATTACCAGTTAGGTAAACATCTTGAGCGCCATAAGCAACGAGCTGCATTAAACCACCGCCTGTCATTTTCTATACCCTTATTTTAGAAAAAAAATTTGTAAAAACGTAAAAATTAGTGCCGGGAATAATTTAATTGCGCAATATTAAAAATATATATTGGGTCTAAAAGAATATAGAGATATCATTTCATGATTAATAAGGGATCTAATAATGATTCTTCTAAAACAAAATTATCAAAAAGAGTAACAGAAGGTAAGACAACACTTGATACATTGCATAATATTCAATTGCAGCGGATGAATACACACGAATCTGAATTAACAATATTAATAAATGAAAAAAATAGTATAGAATCTATATTACAATGTATGGATAATGAAATACAATATGATCAACATGAAAATAGATTAAAAATAGTAAATCAAGAAATAGAAGCAAGAAAAAATAAAAATGAATTTTTAGAATATTTTTTAGATACTGGTGATATTTTATATAAATATTATGATATACAAGAAAAAATCCAAGAAGGTACTCTTCCAAAAAAAACAACAAATAAAAAGAAATTAGGTGCGATATTTGATGTTTTAAAAATGGCTTCAAAGGAAGATATAACATATGTAGAAGATGAACCCATGTTAAAAAATACAGATAAAACGAATATTTCTCGTGATAAATTATTAGATGAATATTTAAAAAAAGTTCATCCTGAAAATGCACGATCAATAGCAAATATAGCAGATGATACATATGGTGAATGTCCATTATGTGATAAAGAAATGGTATTTTCACCAAATGAAGCAATATTTACATGTATGGCATGCGGATTTCAAGAATTTATATTAATTGATTCTGATAAACCATCATATAAAGATCCGCCACGAGAAGTTTCTTATTACGCATACAAGCGTATTAATCACTATAATGAATGGCTAGCACAATTTCAAGCAAAAGAATCTACTGAAATTCCTCCTGAAGTATTTGATTTAATTTTAGTTGAATTAAAAAAAGAACGAATCTTGGATACTAAAAATATTAAACAAACAAAAATAAGAGAAATTCTTAAAAAGTTAAAACAAAATAAATATTATGAGCATGTACCGCATATTATTAACAGATTAAATGGACAAAATGCTCCTATTATGAATCGTGAAGTTGAAGAAAAGTTACGTTATATGTTTAAAGAAATTCAACCAAGTTTTCAAAAGCATTGCCCCGAAGGTCGTAATAATTTTTTATCATATTCATATGTATTATACAAATTTTGTGAACTTTTAGAATTAGATGAATATTTACCTTGCTTTCCTTTATTGAAAAATAGAGATAAACTCTACGTACAAGATAAGATTTGGGAATTGATATGTAATGATTTGAAATGGCAGTATATAAAATCTATTTAGCAGTATATAAAATCTATTTAGCAGTATATAAAATCTATTTAGCAGTATATAAAATCTATTTAGCAGTATATATTCTACGGATCTAATAGGTATGATTAAAAAAAAATTCTTAAAAAAAATAGCTATAACATTAATAATATTATTATTATCATATATTATTATTAATATATTATTTCATAAAACAGATGCGTATTTAATAAATATAGATGCTAGAACCGATAGATTAGCAACTGTAACAAAACATTTTAAAAAACATTTTAATATAATAAAAACATCTGCGGTATATATAACAGATTCTATAAAAGAAAAAGAATATCCTGCTATAAAACTTAAAAATGGACAAATTGGTTGCGGATTATCTCATGTAAATATTATAAAACATGCTTTAAAAAATAAATTACCTAGTGTATTAATTTTAGAAGATGATTGTATGCCAACAAAACATTTTTCAAATTGGTTTCCAATTAAAAAATGGTTAGATAGCAATTTAGATAAATGGGATATATATATTGGAGGAAGTTGTAAATATTATTATGATAAAGATAAAGATAAAAAAACTATACAGCCAATATGTAAATTAGATAATGAAATTAAATTATATTATACAGATATTATGTGTTTTCAATTTATGTATGTAAATTCAAGAGCATATAAAAGATTTATAACATGGGAAAATAATATGGATATGCCTATTGATGGTTGGCCTGATAAATTAAATATGATCACTATATCTTCTGTACCATTTATAGCAGTTCAAGAAATAAGTTATAGTAATATTGGCAATAATATGAGTGATTCATTGAAAACTTTTGTTGAAACTGAAAAAATTATAGATTCTCTTGAAAATACTAAAAAATGTTATTGAAAGTATTTTGTTAGATCTAAATCTTTTCTATCTCCACCTGTTAATTTTATATATGGTGTAATTTTTGAATAAAGATTATTACTTAATTTTTCTTGTAAACATTTTTTATCCCAAGAACATTCATGCTGTACTCTAAACATTGTCTTCATTCCATTTTGATAATAAATATTAGCTTTTCTTCCAAGCCTTTTTTGTAAAACGACTTGTAAGCATCCATGTTGTGTTAAATAGATAGAATCATAGTCTCCAAATATATTTTGATAATCTATTCCATTCTTAATAGATTCATTTTTGTATTTTAAAAATCCAATTTTTATTGCTTTTTCATATTCTTCAAACCATAATAAAATTATTTCACTATTTTTAGGAGCCATAATGAACCAATTTTCTATAACCGGATCTTCTATACTATCTTTTTCTAAATGTGGCCCATTAAATCCTACAAGTTCGTATTTATTCATTATAGATTCAGACCATAAATTATTAAATTGTTTTTGATTATTTATAATAATACTTATATCCATCCATACACCTCCATATTTTTTAAGTAAATATAATCTTAACCAATCTGAATAATGTTCTGGAGAAAGTTTTTTTCCTGTAATTTTGCGATCATCATCACCAATATATTTTTGTTTAGTTGAATTTCTAATAATTACAATATCCCAATCAATTAATTTTCTTTTATTATTGTTTTGTATTTGTTTTATTTGTTCTGGAATATTATCTGAATCCCAATAACACCAAATAATTTTTGGTAAATCATAAGAATTTTCAAAACTATCAATTTGGTATTGATTATTATATAATATTATAAATAATATAATTATTATTAAAATAATAAGTATATTTATTTTTCTATATTTCATTTAATCTATTATATATGTATATTAGTCCTCTTCATCTTCTTCATTAGGTACATGTGAACTATTTAACTGAACCATTGTACCTGGTGATGTAGCACCAAATCCTTCCGTATTTATTAAAATGCTTATCAATAATAATATAATTATTAAAACAAAAGCATATACAATATATTTATTTTTCATTTATCTAGTAAATAACACTATTTAAAACTTAGCTCCAGGAAATCCAACTAAGTTAGCACCAATACCAAATCCAGCACCTTGACGAGCAGTGAAAGCAATAGAAGGAGACACTAAATCAAGTAAAGCAAATACAACCGAAGCAGTTACGCCTAACGCAACTACATCTTTCAAGTCAAGAGACTTCTTGGGGATAAAGATCGCTACCGCAGCGATGGCTAAACCCTCAACTAAATACTTAATCACGCGATTAACAACTTCAGTGGCCATTGTCATTTTCTACTATTGCTTAAAGATTTTTTATATTCTAAAAATATAAAAATGGATACATCTGAAAAGGAAGATTTTTTGAATGAAGATAGTGAAATACCGGGACAGAAATTTTGTCTTCTAAGTTTTCTTTCACCGGAAAATGTTTTGAAGGATAAACAAATATATTTCTTCCAACAGTTTCTAAATAGTTTTGAGTTGACATATAAGACAAAACTGCTTGAAACATTTCTAGCAAGTCAAGTACAAGCAATCAATGATTCTCTTGAAACGCATGCAAATGAATTTGAGAAGCAAGATCTTAGTGGTGTTGCCATGACGTGCCGGAATTCTAAGATTCGCCTTGAATCATTTGTAAATAATCTTCATGAGTTTTCAAAGAAAAATGTTAATGAAATGACATATGATAAACTTAACACATCTTTTGATGATTATCTTTATGTAAATAAGTCTCGTGTTGAAGATGAGTTTTATCAGAAGAATAACTTCCGTACAACCGTACGTGGTTTGAAGATTCGTGGAACTTATAGCAGTAAAGAAGAAGCTGTAATGCGTTCTAAAAATCTACAGCGCCAAGACAAACTTCACAATATCTTTATAGGTGAAGTTGGAAAGTGGCTACCATGGGATCCTGAACCATCTCAAATTAAAGATAATGAATACGCAGAAGAAGAACTTAATGTATTAATGAAGAAGTATAAGGAGAATGAAGATGCGCGTGAAGAATTCTACCGTGAGAAAAAGGCAAATCGCCGTACAACAAATCCTCACAGCACAGATAATACAGTAGAGGATAATAATAGTATGTTTAATTCTAAAGTTGCGGATCTAGCACTTGAACGTAAGATGGAGAAGAAAGAATAAGATGGAGAAGAAAGACTAATATATTTTATCTTTTATTGATTCAATAAAAACTAAAATATTTATACACCACTCGATGGGGGATAAATAGGATGGCATGTATTTGATTGACAGAATTGTCCTTCAGGACATGACACGCCTAAGCAATCGACGGAACGATAACCTTCATACATACTAACCGCAGCAAATGTGAGTATTGCCATTACAACTAATAAAATCATAACTAAACGAAAAGGGGATTTGGTAGAGCGACTCATCTAAATGTATTTAAGGAAAAACCGGAAGCATTGTTGGTTTTAGGAAAGGAGGATTTGTGGATTGGCAGAATCCATTTATACATGCATTATCTTGTGAACATTGATTTGGTTCTAATCCTAATTTATTTACACCACATGCTTGTATACTATTATGATTTGTAAAACGTTCAACACGAAAATATCTATCTGCTAATACTAAACCAAATCCTACAACTATTAAAATTAATAAATCAATAATATGTACTTTCATCTACTTTATACTTTACGAATATTAATTTGTGGACCTTTTAGCCTCTTAGCAGAATTTGCATCATATGCTTCTTCATTTTCCTTTTTATGATAATTTGCAGAATGTTGCCAAAATTCTGGTGCTCCAATTCTGAAATCACCATGCATGGCGGCTTTGTACCAATAAATAGAATCTTCTATTTTATTACTTTGGCTTGTATTATCAATAACAAGACATT